ACCAGCGCCACCGGGGGCCATGAACATCTTGAGGCCCCATTCCGCAAGCCTTGGATGGTCCTTCATCCACTGCACGCGCGGGTCGGCATTGAGTTCTGCAACCTTCTTGTTGACCGTCGTGACGGCGTTATCAACGTCCACGCCCGTCTTCTTCTTGAGGTAATCTTTCCACCCGGACGAAGTTGTATCCGAAGTGGCGGGGGCTGCTGCCACGGGTTCCGCTGAAGCGGTCTGACTGTGAATGGTTCCAGGCTGCGCGGCGGGGCCGGACGGCTTGCGATTGGTTGACCAAACGCCCAGCGCATCTGCCTTCCACGACGGGAGAGAGCCACCGATGGGCGGCACGTTCCAAGCCAACTGAATGTCCTTCGGCTTTGCTGCCGGAAGGCTACCCAACGGGGTTGTGGAAACGCGCGGATCACCCGCGAACACGGAAGCGGGCTTAGGAGCCGCAGGGAAGGCCCCTACAGGCGTTTGGCTTACGCGCGGGTCAGTGGCTACCTGAGACGTGGTGCGGCCCGTGTAGGTCGGCGTTTGCGCGTACTGGTTAAGCCTCTGCTGGTCCTCCGGAGCCATCCGGCCCAACTGCGCGGGGCTGATGGAGCCAAACGGAGTTTCTACGTTCAACCGATCCTGCATTTTGAGGGCGCTAGGTACGGAAGCGGCTGGGAAGGCTCCTGCGGGCATTCCAATGCGGGGGTCAGAAGGCAGTGTCGGCGTGGGGGCAGAAAGCGCCTTGAGGGCCTCATCTGCCTTGGCCCTGCGCGCAGCCTCTCCAGCCCCGACGTTCGCAATCCCCGCAACCTGAGTGCCGCCAGAAAGGGGCGAACCAATGGGCTGACCGCCCGCAAGCATGGTGCCGCTGTCGAGGTTTCCGGGGCCTCTGTAGTTGGCGGCCTCCTTGCGAAGTGCGCTCTGGTCAGCACTGACCGCAGACGTAACCCTGCCCTCATCAAAATGCATGTAGTCAAGGGCGTTCGGATCGGTTTTCCAAGTATTCACGCCGAAAGAACCGCCCCAACGCTGGTTATTAAAGTCGCCATAGACGCCGGGGTTGTCCATGAAGCTGTTCAGCGTGCCTTTGGCAAAGTCCCGATATGGCCCCTCAAGAGCACCTTGTATCTTCTGGGCCATCTGATAGGTGCGACCCATAGACGGGTTGTAACTACCAATGGGATTGCGGGCGAACTCGCCGATTTTCTCATAGCCCACCGGACGCCCCGTCACGGGGTCCATCATTCTCATGTCAATGGATTGACCGGAGGGATGGTTCTTGGTGGGGCGCTTTGGATTGAACGGGCGCAGGCCGCTGAAGAACTCAACGGGCTGGTTGGCGCGAAGCGCATTGTCCACAATGGCTTGATGGATTTTCTGCGCGCCGGGGGTCAGGCTGTTGGGGTTATATCCCCTCACAAACTTGTCGTAAGGAATATGGGTAGCCGTCACCAGATTGGTGGGGCGAAGAGTCCGGTCAAACTGCGTCGGGTTCGTTTGACCCGGAAGTTCGTCGGTGAATGAGTGATAGTAGCCGCGATCCATCGACCCGCTGAGAGACACGGGGTTGGAAACCTGACCGCCACGCGCTGCATTAGCCCGCGCCACTTCCGCAGCCTTGCCGCCTGCCGTCGATGCCGTTCCCGGCCTGCCGCTGCCGGGGCCATAGTTGCTGCCCGCGCCACGCTGGCCGCCTGCACCGCTGGTCGGGGCGCTCTTGTTGCCGCCGCCCGTGCTGCTGCTGGTCGAAGAACTGCGCGAGGGGCCGCTGTTCGGGCCGCTGGGGCCACCTGGCCCCTTGCTGCCGCCGCCCGTCGCACCCGACGATTTGCCGCTGTTCTGCCCGCCCTGCCCCAGACCAGCATTGCTGTCCTTGCGCTCGACGCCCTTGGACGATGCGCTGTCATCGGCGTAGGACTTGACCCCCTTCGGGCCACGGTTCCACTTGCCGTCCGTCAGCTTGCGGATGAGTTCATGTTCCGCAGGGCTGAGATAGGCCAGCGTTTCACGCGGATACCCCGGCCCCGGATCAAAGGAGCGCGGAAGCGTGACATGGGACTTGCGCTTCTTGGACATTATCGGCTCCCCATCGGAGAGAATTTCAGGTCATCCACGCCACGCGCAAAGGACCACTGGCTTCCTGCCGGAATGGTGATCCGCGCCCGATGGTAACGGGCATTCACACGCGAATTGCAGAAGCCATAGGCGTTGATCGGAATTTCGTTGCCGTAGGTCAGGCCGCTGCCGAGGCTGTTACGCCAGCCAACCGTTAGGGAGGGGCTGACACTGGTGCCTTCAATAATCGGACGCAGACCGCGCAGGAGAGAACGCCCCCCAGGGGTCAACTGGCTGTCACCCGTTTCCACCGTGGCTGCAAGGTTGGTGCCTGAGAAAAACCCTTGACGGTTCGAGGTGTCGAACGCCGCGAGAAGCAGGCGGCCCGTACCAGACCAGAAGCGGCTATCCATCGGGAACGGCAGGCCGTCAACCGTGGCGGAAACGGCGTCCATGCCGTCAATGGTGTAGGTCTGCTGCGTTGCGGCGGGATAGATCAACTGGTGGTCAACAGTGGCCCGCGACCACTGACCAGACGGCCAATGGTACATCAACAACGTGTCAGGCGAACCCGTACCGTTCGTGACCGTTGGGAACCCCAAGATGTACAGCTTGTTGATTGGATCAATCGCAGATGTGACGCGGTATAGGAAGCTCGCGTCAAGGTTCTGTTCAATCCAACTGTCAACCTTGTCCACTCCAATCGGGACAATTTCAGCGCCGCCCCGGATCATGTATGCGCCGTCATCGCCAAGGAAAAAGATGAGGTTGTCGAACGCCGCAATGGACCCATCAGCACGGCACCCAAGGAACGCCGCAATCTTGTCGAAGCGGAACGCAGTCGGGGGGCCTTCAAACGACATGCGGGTAATCGCCCGCTCCTGAAACACTACGCCAAATTCGCCACCCACGAAGCCCATGATGGTACCGCCGTCGGGCAAGTCTTGGTAATCCGAAAGCGTGGTGGCAGACGTTACCCAGTCGGAGATGTCACCGATTGCTGACCACCGAACACGGTTATTTGCCGTGGAAATTTTAGCGAGGACGCCGAATTCACGAATGGACCCTGCGTAGTAGGCGGAAGGCGGAGAACCAGCCAAGGCCGAGAAGTTGGACGAAACGCCCAGTTCAAACACCTGTACGGCATCGTTGCCGTTGGTTGCCATGAGATAGTCGCCATACTGGGCAAAGGACCACTTGCTGTCACTTGCAACAGAGTAGGCACCGCCAACCGTGCGGGAAACGTCGGACCATGTTAGTCCGTCCGAGGCCAGCTTGTAGAGTTTCGTGGCGTCGCCGCAGAAGTTGAAGATGGTGCCGCTGATGGAGCGCACCGAAATGGCACCCTGCGCGCGGGCCGTAATGGCAGACGCGGTATTGACGAAGGACGGGAAAGGCCGGAAGCCCGAAGTTGACGGAATGACGTTGAGTGCTTCCGTGGAAACGCCCGTGTCGAAGTCTGCCGTGTCGGGTTGCCATGCAGCGAAAGGGACCATTACCAACCACCTCCACCCAAGTTAGACCCGTGATACTGGGCGTTGGCCTTTTCCAGTTCCGCTGCCTGCGCCTTGGTTGCGCCGTCTAAGACGCTGTAGCCAAGCATGGCGGATGCGCCTGCAATGCCGTACTTGCGAACGATGGAGATCAGCTTGTCATCGAAAACGACATAGTTGCGGGTGCCGTCACCAGCGCCGCGTGATCCGGCGTCTAGGTACTTGATGCCGGGGATGCCCGCCTTCTTCAGGTCTGAAGACGCGACATGCGGCTGGTCGCCGTAGTGGTATTTGTAGAACTGTTCTCCGGTCAGATAGTCGCGCCCCGGCTGCGCTTCCAAGCTGTCACCCATCTTCGGGCGCAGTACCTTCTTGACAGCTTCCGGCTGCTCACTCAGCGGCTTGTCCCAGTCAAGGAAGGCGTTGGGGTCGGCGTCTATGTTGACTTCGTACATGGAGCCGGGGCCGACTTCAGGCTTTGAAACAAACGGCTTCACACGCTGATTGAACAAAGCCTTGGCGCGGCCACCGACGCTTTCCGCAGCGTTCGCGGCGTCCTGCACTGAATAGGCGCTTTCCATAGTTCCGAGCAAGCTGTCCATCACATCCTGATCGGCTTCGTTCAGTCCCTTATACATTTCAGGGAATGTTGAGCGCAGGTCTTCAACCCACACTGACGGGATGTGTTTGTCGTTGACGCGAATTTTGACTTGTTCAGGGTCCGTAAGGGCGTCACGATACCCTTTCGCTACGCCCTCATTCTCAGCGAAATACAGCCCATGCCCGTAAGCCTGTGCGCCCTCGCCCGTGCCGATTTTGTCCATGCTGAACTTGTCGAAGGAATGCGGTGAGCCGTGGTAAGCCTTGATGCCCATTGACAGGGAATTGGAAGGCTTTGGCATCGGCATGGAACCAACGGTAATGCCGCCCGCCGCGTCGAAACTGTCAGCCACGGCCTGCTGCTTCTCCGGGCTATCGCCGCCCATCAAAACATCATACGGCGTGTTCATCAGGTTGTAGATGCCGCGCACCGGGGCATTGAGGTTGGTTTCCCAAAGCGCCTGCTTAACCCGGTCCCACTTGGAAGGGACCGGAACAGGGTCGCCCAACAGCGAGGTATAGCCCAGCAATTGCGGCTGCTTTGCCATTTACCACCCCGTATTGATATTGAAGGTTTCAGGGCCAAGCATCGGCGGCACACGGAGAAGCGTATTCGGCCAGCGGCGGCGGTTCTCTGCCATCATTTCCGCATATGCCTCGCGCTCAAGGGATGCAAAGCGGGCCGCGACTTCCTCAGACTGAAGGTAGTTCAGCGCAATTCGGCGCTTGGCGCACTGGCGGATCAGTTCTTCCGCCTCGTTCGTCCACGCATTCTCGTCCGTGTCGTTCACAAGCGCGTCCATCTTGTAAACGAACGTCAGGGAAATGGTGTAAGCCGCGTCAGGGATCGGGAAAAACCGCAGCTTGTTGGCCGTACGCGAGTAATTGCACGGAACACCCGTCACGGAGCCATCCTGGCTGAAGTCGATCTCCAGATTGTCAACCGCAACCATCGGCGTCTTCACGCCGTTGTTCTCAACCATAATGGATTGAACGGCAACCATGTCATCAAAAGTCGCAGACGGCGTGGAAACGTAATATTCCCCATTGGCAGAGGTCACAAACGTCACCATACGGACGTTGAACCACCACGGGCGGCGCTGATACAGCTTTATTGCGTCGTTGATGGCGTAATTAATCTGGGCGGTGGAAATATCGCCGTCATTAGCCAACTCGTCAGCGATGCGCTGCCGCATGTCTAGGTAAGTCGCCATTTACGCTTCACCCAAATTCAAGATCAATTGCTTTGATTGTTTGCGAGAAGCGTTGTCGTGCCGCCATCGCTGATTGCGCTGCTCACAACTGACTTCTGTGTGTTGTTGCTCACAAGGACGCTCGTCGCGCCAGTCTCGACCCTGATGCCAACATA